AATAATAACCTAAAAATGCGGAAATAGGCTATAAATAGGGGGTATAGATTGAAATTTCTGTTATTTTTTAGGGTATGGCGGTAAAAAACAAACCAGAAATCAGTTTAAGGTACGCACAGGGTGAGGTATTTAATTGTGATAAAAGATTTCGGGTGTTGGTTGCAGGGCGAAGGTTTGGTAAATCATATTTATCCTGTATTGAACTGCTCAGAGGAGCAATCAATCGACCTGGGGAGACTTATTTTTATTGTGCTCCTACTTATAGGATGGCAAAGGATATTGCGTGGAAGGAGTTAAAGAAATTAGTACCTAAAGTATGGGTGCAGAGTAAAAATGAAACGGATTTAAGGTTGGAATTAATAAATGGATCAACTATTGAGTTGAAGGGTACAGAAAATGCGATGGCATTGAGAGGAAGAAGCCTAGCAGGGGTTGTATTAGACGAAGCAGCGTTTATGGATCGAGATGTATGGGCAGAGGTAATAAGACCTGCTCTAGCCGATAAACAGGGATGGGCATTGTTTATTAGTACTCCTGATGGTACTGCCAGTTGGTTTTATGATATGTGGTGTTTTTGTGGTGAACAGGAATGGGATGATTGGAAAAGGTGGAGTTTTACTACGATACAGGGGGGTAATGTTGCACCAGAAGAAGTAGAAGCAGCTAGGTCACAATTAGATGCGAGAACATTTAGACAGGAATTTGAGGCTAGTTTCGAGAATCTTACTGGTTTAGTCGCTGTTAGCTTTAGTGATGACAATATTGATAAAGAAGTGCAAGACCTACATATGCTGCCATTGTTGTTAGGTTTAGACTTTAACGTTGATCCGATGGCAGGAATTTGTGCTTATAAGCATGACAACAATTTGTATGTCTTTGATGAGATCATGCTGACAGGTGGTGCTACTACATGGGATTTTGCTGAAGAAGTAACTAGAAGATATGGGGTGGATAGAAGAATTATTGCTTGTCCTGACCCAACGGGTAGTGCAAGAAAGACAAGTGGGGTTGGAGTTACAGATCACACAATACTTAGAAGGTCTGGTTTTACCGTTTTAAGTCCAAAAAGTCCGTGGAAGATAAGAGATAAGATTACTGCTGTTAATACTGCTTTGCTTGATGCAAATGGAGATCAGAGAACTTTTATTCATCCAAGATGTAAAGAATTGATAAAAGCATTACGAACTTTAACTTATGCACCGAATACTGGACTTCCTAATAAAAATTTAGGAGTTGACCATGCTTTTGACGCATTTGGTTATCTTTGTCTACAGCAATTTAATTTGGCAAAACCAGAGACATTAGGGCAGACTGCGTTTAGAATATACTAAGAACTACCTAATTCTTATCATGTACCATTCTACAACTAAGAAAAAGAAGAAGAAAAAGAAGGGAGGTAAAAAACGTGGCGAATGTTCCTGTAAATAAAGCGTTATACTCTAGGGTAAAAGCAGAGGCTAAACGTAAATTTAAGGTTTATCCTTCTGCTTATGCCAATGCGTGGCTTGTACGAGAGTACAAAAAACGTGGAGGAACTTACCGCACGGAGAGCAAGCGTGGCAAGAAGTAGTGGTGGATTAACCCGTTGGTTTAAAGAAAACTGGGTTGATGTAAAAACAGGAAAGCCTTGTGGTCGTCAAAAAGGCGAAAAACGAGGTTATCCAGCCTGTAGACCAAGTAAACGTGTATCAAGTAAGACACCTAAGACTACTGGAGAGATGTCAGCAGCAGAAAAAGCAAGATTTAAACGTGAAAAAACTGGCAGCAAGAAGATAACATACCAACATAGACGTAAAAAAGCCAAAAAAAGGAGTTCATAATGGCTAAATCTCATGCAATGGCAAGATGCCAAGGTTATATTGCTTCTGTTCGCAAAGGAAAGAAGAAAAAATCAACAAAGAAAACATCTAAAAAGAAAAAATAACTGTGAAAAATGCAGTTTCAAGGTAATATATTGTTATAAGTAAATTTTTCTTAGAATCATGGCATTTTTTCGTGGTGAAGAAGGCTCTGTAGCTTTTGCAGCAGCAGGAGGCACACCTGGAGCTATAACTTCAACAACAGCGTGGAGTATGGATCTCACTAAAGATACTTTAGAGTGTACTGCTCATGGCGATACAGCTAGAAAGTATGTAGGATCTCTTCTCTCTGGTTCTGGTACAGCCGATATTTTATATACTGCTGCATCAGGAGATGAAACAGCAAACATTCTTTCAGATATAACAACGGCTGAAGATCCAGCAGATGCAAAATTTCATTTATTTTTAGATACTTCTGGTAATAAAAAATTAGAGTTTAACGGAATTATTACAGGTGCATCAGTAAGTTCTACAGTTGGAGATATTTCTACAGTATCTATAAGTTTCCAAATGAGTGGTCCTGTTACTGCTTTTGACATCTAATGCCTAAAGGATCTTATTCACCCAAGCAACGTAAACTTGCTGCGGTTGCTCCACCACGGGATAAGATCACGGCTGCTGATCTTAAAAAACTTAATGCCAAAAAGAAAAAACGTAAAAAGAAGTGAAACTAACTCCTCGCCAAAAAACTTTATTGAGCAAACACTCTGAACATCATAGTGCGAAGCACATGGAGTTTATGAAAAGGCGAATGAGAGCAGGAGATACTTTTACTCAAGCCCATAAAAAGGCACAAGCAAAGGTGGGCAAATGAGGAAAAAACGTAAACAAGTTAATTTAAGTGTAGGTAGAGGAGAAAAGTCCAAGACGGGTGGATTAACTGCTAAAGGTCGTGCAAAATATAATCGTGCTACTGGCAGTAATTTAAAAGCACCAGTTACAGGAAAAGTAAAACCTGGCAGTAAAGCAGCAAAAAGAAGAGCATCTTTTTGTGCAAGAATGTCTGGTATGCCTGGGCCATTAAAAAAACCTAATGGTGAACCTACAAGAAAAGCGTTAGCTTTAAAAAAATGGAGGTGTCGTAAATGACATATGCTGTACCTGGTCCGATTAGAACCAATATTGTTTCATCTACTTCTGTAGGTGGTATTGATAGCCCTTTTACTAGAACAAGGGCTGTTTTGGATATGATGAAAGGTTGGGAAATAATGAAAGCTGTTACTGAGGGAACTGAATATCTTAGAGAAAATAGCGAAGCATTTTTACCGTTAGAGCCAAGAGAAGATTATGAAGCATATCTTGCAAGAGTTAATAGAGCAGTATTTAGTCCTTTTACACAAAGACTAATAAGAGCAGCGACAGGTTTGGTTCTTAGAAAACCTATAACACTTACTGGAGATCCATACTGGACAGAAATGTTCAAGATGGATGTTGATGGTTGTAAATCAGATTTAGATGAATATGCAAGAAGAATATTAATGTGTTCTTTGACTTACGGTCAAAGTCATATTCTTGTAGATTATCCTGCACCTTCTGGTGCATTAAGTCTTGCAGAAGAAAGACAACAGAATCGTAGACCTTATTGGATTGAAGTAGATCCTACAAATCTTTATGGTTGGAGGTTAGATAGAGAATCTAATTATGGGAATCTTATACAAGCTCGAATTGCAGAAAAGGCTGTATTGCCTGATGGTCAATTTGGTGAAAAAGTTTTTGACCAGATAAGAGTAATAGAACCTGGCAGGTACAGAGTGTTTCGTAAAAAAGAGCAAATTGAAGAAATGTATGATGTCTCTGATAACAGTGTGACAGGAAATTTTGAAATGGGTTCAGCAGATAAAGATTATCAACAAGTAGAGTCTGGTCAGTTTTCTCTTGGAGAAATACCTTTAGTAACAATTTATTCTGGTAAAACAGATAATTTAGTTAGTAAACCACCTTTGCTTGATATTGCATATTTAAATCTTGCACATTTTCAAAGACAAGCTGATTTAATTCATAGTTTGCACGTTGCATCACAACCAATGCTTGTAATGGAAGGATATGATGATCAAACAAAAGATTTAGCTATATCTGTAAATTATGCGATGGCTACACAACCTGGCAATAAAGTTTATTATGTAGAGCCAGCTTCTAGTGCTTTTGATGCTCAATCAGCAGAAATAAAAGAGCTACAGATGCAGATGGCAACATTAGGAATCA